TGGTGAAGGTCACAGCGGCATTATTCGATGGCGAGGAGGCGAGGGTCTGCTCGATGGTGAGAGTACTCTCTGTGGTGCTTAAAACCGTCGCAGCGGTGATCGTATAGCTGCCGGTGACCCCGCTGATCGTGAAGGTATCGCTAACCTGGGGCTGCACGGTAAAACCATCGACGACCAGGGTGGTTCCTGTCTGGGACGCGCCGTCAACCAAAGTGGTTCCGTAGGCTGGCGGCAATGTCTGGGACGCGCCGTCTGTGGTGTAATTATCGTCGAAAGCCTCCAGATGATAGACGGTCGCACCGTTGATCGTGCGCTTGCAGACGACATAGATAACCGGCGTGTCGGCGTCGTCGATGGCAACGTCCTCGAAGGTGCCGGTTGTCGTCCACAATGCCGGAGCAATAACATTCTGGTTGCGGAGAATCGAGAAGGCGGCGATCGACCCTGCGATACCTCCGGTGCCGCCGTTGCGGATTAACAGCAGATCACCCTCGTCTACGTTGGTCCCCCTCCTCATTGTGATCCGCGTAGGCGACTGCAAAAGATGAGAACTCAACAACGAGATATCGTTGGACACGAAACTACCCTCAAGGTCGCTGAAGATAAGCTCGCGGATCGCCTTCCCGCCACGCTGAATATAGAGGGTGCCGCCCTCGGTCATCTGCGGCCTTATGCCCTCCGCCGAACCTCGGCGCGTGGCTGGCTTGAATAGGAACCCGGTCGGCGTCAAAGGCTGGCCGTCGAGTTGCGGCACGGTGAACTCGGTACCGGTCGTGAAACATTGAAAATCACGGCCCGACATCACAGCGGTCACCGCGTTGACCTGATCGGTATCGATGGTCGCCTCAAGGGCCTCGTCGTCGAGAGCCTGGCCGGGGTCAAAATCGAAGAAAAATCCTACCCTCGATCCCCAAACGGTCGTCGGGAGCGACCGCGCCCCTCCAACCAGAAGCCTCCCCTCGTGGAAGGTTGCCGTCCTCGGCCACCCCCTGGCAACAGACCAAGCATCCCGATAGCCTTGTTCAATCGTCCAATCTCCAGACGGGATGGCGTCGGTGTCGAAAAACGGCGATAGCGTAACGGCCTTGACGACAGTCGAGCTTTCGATTTCGAGGATGCGGGCCTCGCCAATGCCGCTGCCGTTATCGAATATTCTCTGCCCTACCTGGCTGGTGACGGTGAATACCGAGGTGGCGTCGGGATTGACGGTCCACGCAACGGATACGGTTGCCACTTTGGTGGAGCCAACATAGTCGGAGATGATCCTCTCCTGACCGATGCCGGTCCCGCTCTGGATAATGACCGAGGAGCCGTTAAATATGTCGTTGGTGGCGCTCGCTCCGCTATCGAGGGTGATCGTCGTCGAGGTTCCGGCTTGGGCAGTCCCATCGCGGCCCTCGTGGAAAACCGCAACGCTCGCCGTGAGATCAACCCTGCCATCGGTGGCGGAAGGCGTCAACGTCGCAGCGGGATTTGTATTTGTCGCGGCGAACAGATATCGCGGTATATTGTCCCACGCGATATCGGACACCGTCCACGCGGAGTCGGTTGAACCCCTGACAATCTTCAAGGACTTCATATCCTCGTGGAAAAGCAGGAGCGTGTCGGCGGATTGCGTCCACCACATATTGCCTAGCTCGGCTGAAGTGACGCCATCGGTGACGCCGGATACGCCAGACGAAACATCGAGATAATCGTTACCGCTGGCGTTGATATTTGTGACGAGGACGCCTCCCTTGAAAATGTACGCCCGCGTCCCGACGAAAAGAAAAATATACGTTTGCGTCGTGCTGAACGAGAAGTTGACGATTGCAACGCCGTCTTCTGGGGTGGCGGCAGACGGTATCAGGAATTTGAATGGAAGACCGGGGCGGCGCTCGATGGTGCCGCGGGGATTAATAACGACGTTTCGGGCACGCTCCAAAGCACTTTCGTATTGTTTTAGGTCAACTCTCCCCCGTAATTCTGGGTTGATTTCGCCGACCGTAAAATTGGTTTGAAGTTTGACGACACGGCTCATAGACTCAACCTGGCGTCAACCAATGGATAATCAGCGATGATGGCTGTGGGCCGTCCCTGGCCGTCAATCGACGCAGCCTGGCGGAAGAAACCGCCCCGCCCGCCCTCGACGGGTGTACCGATGGCAATCCTCTCCCAGTGCTGCGCCTTAGTAATCTGATCGGTTATTGGCTCGGCCATGTGCATGGCGACCATGTATTTAAGGAGTTGGATAAAATACGCTGGCATTTGGGCTTCCAGCGGGACGAATTGATAATCGATGACGACTGTTACAAAGTCGGTGACGACATCTGACCCAAGCATCTCCCAGCCAGCAACAACCGGCGAAACACCGTTCCCGGTCGAATTAAACAGGGCTCGAGGAACACCCGTCAGAGAATCGGACGGCATCGGGAAAGAATTATTCCACTCGTTGACCGGATCACCAACGCTCTCGAAGATTTCAACCTTTTTCAAGGAAAAACTCCAAGGATACATCGCCAAGGTGATCGAGCGGATTTCCGGGTAGAGAGCCTCGCATATTCCGGCTCTGGTTGTACCATCAGCGAAACTGCTGATCTCGCTCTCGCCTAGAAGGATCAGGGCGTGCGAGCAAATTTTAACGTCTGTATCACCAGCCGCCATGTGACCCTCTCCGCCGGTGGACCCAAGACTGGGGGGAGCCGAAACCCCCCCCAGAATTAGCCTTAGTCGGTATCGGTACCACCAAGCACCGTCGCATCGGTGATATCGATGATGCCGGCGGAAGTGACCTGGGTGACGACGTGCATACCAAAGGTCGCGCTGCCAGAGGCAACCGCGTGGATGTACATCAAATCTCCTACTTTCATCAGATCCCGCATGCCGGTATTCGTCGTCGTGCCGTTGTCGAAATACCCAGCAGAATCGATGACCGCAGCCGTATCATCAGACTTGTAGCTCCACATCTGAGGAGCATTACCGGCCTTGGAACCGCCGCCGACGAGAGACAAGTTTTCAGAATTAAAAGCCATTATCCGTCTCCCTATTCCCTAGTTGTGATTTTGACGATGCCCTCATCGTCGATGGCAACAGCGCCGGCGGAGAGCTTGCCCGTGACGAGCCACGAGGTTTTCTCCGCGATATAGTTGATTTCCGTCGCCTGGCCCATGCTTTCGGCATAGCCGAGGGCGTCGGAATGCCACGCAAAGGTGCTTCGATCACTGGAGCCGTCGATGGACAAGCCGCCTTCATCGCGGTCGCCCATCATAATGAACCTAAATCCGAGAAAGGTGTCTACCGCGCCGTTTACAAGACTTTTAACGGTATTGTAATCGGACGAAGAAATCTCGGTTTGCGAAAGAAGGTTCGCCAACCCGTCCGCAGACATCAGGAAATAACGGTCGCCAGACGGTACGTTATTGCCGTCGAGCAGCCGCTTGGCTTCCCGGATTTTAGCGACCACTAGATTGGTGTTGCTCCCGCCAATAGAGTTGGCCACCGTGAGCGAGGTGCTAGAGGCGGCGAGGGCATCGAGCTTGATCTGATCGGCGCGGCGACCAATGGCCCCCGAGACAACTTTAACAAGCTCTTGGCGCTCATTGTAGTTGACGTGACTCTGGTCGAATATGTCGGTGTACTCGGGCGCCGCATAATCGCTTAGAGTTGCCGTCACGTTGGTGTGAGCCACGTTAAGTGGCGTTACGTCGGTCTGGGGAATTCGCAAACCGGCGACCCCCTTCCCGACCTTGGGGAATTTAACTGTTGACCCGATGACACCATTTCGGATGCGGCAAGTACCAGCAAGTTGCTGTTGCGCCTGGTACCCTTGCTTCACCTCGGCGTCGAACAAGGTCACAAAGTTTGTAGATAGTGATACAGCCATTTCGGTTGCGCTCCACTGCAAGATGTGACAGGGCGCTACAGTTGTCAGGCGGACCTGGCTGCGGCTCGGGGGAAAGCCCCCCGTTTCGCTGCGGGTTTTCCCCGCTACCAGACCGGCCCACCGAAATGGGTTATCGATCTATCTTGTCTATAGACACAAAAAAAAGGCTCCGTCAAGAGACGAAACCTTAGTTGTGGTGTTTTATGCCGGAGGGGGAGGTCTTCGATCCGGCAATTACACCACGAGGAGAACTCCTACATAACCATTCGATTGTCTGGAGCAGTGCCGAATACCGCAGCGAAGGTCTTCTCGACCTTTGCGCGATAAGCAGGATCGGTCTGATATTTCGGGTCTTTCACCATCTGGTAGCATTCTTCCTTTGAGGGAAGAGCCGCAGCCTCGGGGGAGACGGTGGTGGGGATAGTTGTAATATCGTTATAGAAACGCCGCATCGACATCATCGCCTTGACGCCCGAGGCGGTACCGCCCCAGACCTTGAATTCCTCAAAATCGTCCTCGCCCCAATATCCACTCTTCACCAAACGACGCGCCCAATCGATCTGATCGTTGATGATCTTATCGGCTTGCGGGCCAAGACGCTTCATCTCGGCATCGCGGTCGAAGGCGTTCTGCTGCACCGTATCCTTGCCATTCTGAAGTATCTTCTCGGCAAGTTGGTCGAAGTGTTCCTGGCTGATCCCGGCTTCCTTCGCCCAGTCTGCGTAGGTCTGCAAGACAGGATCGTCCTCGGGAACATTGTGATCCTTGGCGACCTTTAAATCGTAACCGCCTTCCGGCGTCTTGTGTTTGCCGGCGCGGAACTTTCCTTCAAGCTCCGTATATGATTTTGCGAGGCCCTCGACATCGACCTCGCCTTCCTTGACGAATTTATCGGGAACCCCTTCCGGGACAGGCGGCGACTCTGCGGCCTCGTCTGACTCGACGGCCACATGATCGACAGCCGTGCCTTCTTCCGGCAGTGTATCTTCAACCGGCTCTTCCATCGGGGTGTCAGCGAGGAGGCTGGTCGCAGCTTTTTCTTCTTCCACCATCTACCTCTTTCTCGCCCTATCAATGCGAGCCATTAGCTCGCGAATAAGCGTGTTCTGACCCTCGCGGAAAAACCCGTAATCGGTTGCGTAGCCGGGAGCCCAGCAAGGCTGGTCGATGTAAGCTCTCTTCAAATGCTTCATCACCTTAAGACCGTCCTCGGTCGAGAATAGCCTCGATATTGCCTTATCAGTCTCGGCTTGTTCTGTTTCAAGATAAGCAGGAGCCATCGGCGGCTCAACATCGACACCTTCCCATCCTGGTGTCGAAATGCTGACTACGTTTTCGTCGGCGCTCATTGGACAGGCGCTCCTGGCGGCGGCGCCCCCGGATCAACAGCCTGTTGTTGCGACTGCGCCTGGGCCTCAAGGAACTGCTGCCCCATCTCCTCGATCTCCTGGCGTTCTTCCTGGCTGGTGCGGAGCGTGACCGGAACGCCAAGTTGATCCGCCACCCAATCAGCGATCGCATCCATCTTCGCCGTCGCCAACCCCACCGGTCCTAATTGCGAGGCAATACCAAGCCACTGAAGGACGCTCTGAACCTCATCGAGGTTTTGCGCTTGAGCCAGCGGCGAAACGGGGACGATCCGAACCTCCAGCCCATCGACGCGAAGCGGCAGATCGATCAGGCCCTCGTCGCCCATAATGTCGAGAACCAGGCGCACCAGCGGCACCATCGTTTCCGTGATCATCCTGCCGTACGCGGCACCCATATTGATCGCGAGATCCCGCATCCGCTCGACTATTTCGGTGGCACTTCTCGCTGACATATTGTCTGGCGGGAGGCTGTCGTCGAGAAGAGTCTTCTTGATCTGCATCCGCAAATCGTTGATCACGAGTTGCGAAAGCTGTAGATCGCCAGACCTCGTGAGCGGCGCAAGAGAAGGCCCTTGAGGACCGCCGTTGCGGGCCACCGGGATTACCGCGCCGGGAACAATTCGTATTGTCTGCGGGTTGAGAACGCCGTCATCGATGGCGGTGTATACGCCCGCGATGTTTATCGAGGCGTTTTTCAGCAGCAGTTCAATGGCCTTATTCAAGGTCTTCACGTCTGCAAGACAGGACAATAACGGTCCTCGGCCCCAAACCTCCCCGGCGATTTTCATAAACCTGGACACAATCCACGCCGACCGCTTGAGTTCGCGCTCGACTAGAATTTGCGAGCCTTCCTCGGTCTGTTCCCGCCAAATGTAGTAGCGCCATCGGTTATCTGCGGTATCGAATATCGTCGCTTCTCTTAGGTTTATTTCGTCTTGCGGTTTGTCTTCGAGAAGGCGCTCCAACTCGGTAGTTAAT